TTGATGTTTGTATAGTCGAACGAGTATAAACGTGGTTAAGCCTGTACCGACTTTAAATTTAAGACGCAGGTGGGAAGAGAGCGCCCTCAAAGAAAGACTCTTTATTATTCAATTTGATGAGGAGAGACATCATGGCACTAACAGCACTTAAAGGCGTAAAGCTTAAGAAGCGTACTGCACGAGCAAAAGCTCGTAGCGGTATCAATGCAGCACCTGTTGAAAAAGGTATGGTTGCAGTAAAAGATTTCTTTCAATACGAAGTTGATCGTAAAGATATTTTGACACAGCAAAAGCAATTTGTCAAATCTAATTTTAACAAGACTGATGCTAAGTATATCTTAGCAAATCCAGAATGGAACTTTACGTTTCCATATCGTGGTGCAATTGCCTTTTGGTATAACACTGGGCAAGTGACCACGGAAAAATCAGAAGAGTCTAAGGCTCATCTGATAGAGAAGCTGGCTGAACTACGTACAAGTGGTAAGGCTATACATGATGCCAAGAAGTTGGAGGCTAAAAGTAGCAACAACGTTGTTACGCTCTCTCCTCAACAACGTCTCCAACGGAAGATCAGTAACACGATAATGCAAGATCTCCTTTCTCTTGAAGACTCGTGGATCGAAGGTGAAACTGCTTCTCTAGATGTCTACCAAGCTTTTGGTAGACACGGGCTTAGTGGATCTGCCACTATACCAGTCCGTGCTACGATTGAGGGATGGTTACTTGATTTTGAAGACGCATATCATAAGCGGTGTGAACAAGCAGTAGAAGGCTACTCACATATCAAGCGACCTGAACTCAATCGTCGTATCAAAGAATGTAAGGCTATGTTGACTGACCTTGACCGGATCAAAGCTGCTAAGAAAGCTACGCGTAAGTCAAGTACTAAAGTTCCGTCTATGGATAAACAGGTTGCTCGATTGAAGTACAAGAAAGAGGATAACGACTTCAAAATTGTATCGATCAATCCAGCACAAATCGTTGGTAAGAGCCGATTACTAGTTTTCAATACAAAATACAAAATGCTTGTTGAGTATTTCACTGAGGCTGTAGGTGGCTTTGAAATCAAAGGTACCACAATTAAAAACTTTAGTCCTGAGTCTCGTGAATGGAAACTAAGGAAGCCATTGGATATATTGCCCAAGGCTCTCGCCTGCAACGCTAAACAATTTGAAAAGTTGGCTAGTGAATTCACCACTAAACCCGGCAAGCCAAATGGCCGGATAAATGAAAACATAATTTTATTGAAGGTACTAACATGAGTGGTTTCGGAGATAGAGTCCCAGGTTGGATAAGCGAAGATCAAATGGAGTTTGTTGCGAAACAGATGCATGCATTTGGAGCAACAGGTAAAATACTAGAAATTGGTCCGGCATGTGGAAGGTTGTCTGATTATTTACATGAACAACTACCAGATTGGAAATACACGGCGGTTGATCCTTGGGAAAATCACGTTAACCCATGCCGATTGCTTTTAGATTGGTCAGGCCTACACGAAGAACCTAACTTAGGTGAAGTTATTACTAAACAGATGTTTACAGAAAATTGTCCGTTTGTAGAAGCTCACCAGTGTTTGTTCGAAGATTGGGAGACAACTGAGAAGTTTAACGTAATTAATATAGGCTTTGGTAAATCTGAAGATTTTTACGTAATTTACGAGAAAGCTAAACAGCTGTTACAACCAACATCGCCAGCTGGCGCAATAGTTGTAACAAATTTTAATTACATAAACAAATCTAGTATTGAAAGTGCTGTAGCTAAAAACAATTTAAGAATACAAGAGATAAAATGGGAAGATGAAGGTGAAGAATTCCGATCCTCTTGTCTAATAACGGAATAGCCATACTATGGGAGATCGCATGAAACCAATAGAACAAGAATTCTTGACTAAATCTAAGTTCACTGTTATGATTGAAAAAGCAGTTAGTGAATTGAAGATAAGTTATATGGATGCAGTATTATACCTTTGTGACAAGAACGATCTTGAACCAGAGGATATGAAAAAGTTTGTCTCACCAATCATACGAGACAAAATCGAAGCCGAGGCAATGGCTTTAAACTTCTTGCCAAAACAAAATACGTTGGACTCAGCATTTGCTGATTAAGCGTATATATAATCCTGTACAACGACGCATGAACGTTGTATAATATTACAGTAACATATTTCAGCTATACGAGGAATAATATATGTCATTCGCAAATCTAAAATCTAATCGAGATACAATCCAAAAATTAGTGCAAGCAGCAGAAGCCACCGGCGGTGGTGAGAAGAAGTCTTACGCTGATGATCGTATCTGGAAACCTACAGTTGATAAGGCAGGTAACGGCTATGCAGTACTTCGATTCTTACCAGCAACCGAAGGTCAAGAGCTCCCATGGGTACGGTACTGGGATCATGGCTTCAAAGGACCAACTGGTTTATGGTATATCGAAAACTCACTTACGTCTATTGGTCAACCTGATCCTGTTGGCGAACTCAACTCAAGACTCTGGAATTCTGGGATTGAATCAGACAAAGACCGAGCACGAGACCAAAAGCGTAGACTCCATTATGTAGTCAATATGCTTGTCGTACAAGATCCATCTAACCCTCAGAACGAGGGTAAGGTATTTCTATATAAGTTCGGTAAGAAAATCTTCGATAAAATTATGGACTCTATGCAGCCTGAGTTCGCAGATGAAAAGGCGGTTAACCCGTTTGACTTCTGGGAAGGTGCTGACTTTAAGTTGAAGATTCGTAATGTTGAAGGTTATCGCAACTATGATAAGTCTGAGTTTGCCGCTCCATCCGCATTAAAAGATGGTGATGACGTTCAGCTTGAAGCAGTGTATAACCAACAGCATGATCTTGCTGAATTTGCAGATCCTAAGAACTATAAATCTTATGACGACCTTAAAGCAAAGCTAGGTCGAGTTCTTGGTGAAGAAGCAATTGCAGGTGCTCCTACTATGCGTCAAGAAGCGCAGATGAATACACCTGCTCCAGCTCCAATGGCTCCGGCCACAGCAGAAGATGTGCCAAACGAGGATGACGATACCATGTCATACTTTGCACGGTTGGCCAATGAAGATTGAGCATCATAGCTATTACGCAGACGACTATAGCCGAAAGGCTATAGTCTTCAAATACAAAGATGATCCTGCGTGGTATGTTGATCTGTTAGAAGCTGGATCAGTTGTTGAAACTCGTAAAATGGAAACCAATGGTGTACTTCACAGCGAAAGATATGCTGAAGACTGTGGAGAAAATTGGGTACTAAGAATATTCTAATGTCCAAGTTTAGTTTTGCTACGAGTCCAGAAGGATTTGATAATCATATCACTAATAGTATTAGAGGATATGACGTGCTAAACGAAAACATTGTCAGCATCTCAAAATACTTTGTAGAGCCTCAGACCAACGTGTTTGATCTGGGGTGTTCTACTGGTAATTTAATTAATAAGATTCAAGAAGAAAATCCAGAGGCAGAGTACTATGGCATAGAACTATGCGAAGACTTTGCCAAAATACCTAATGACAATATTGCATACCTTGAAGAAGATATACGTGACACGTGGATAGACGATGCTAGTTTTGTTACTAGTGTTTTTACTTTGCAATTCATTAATCCAGAAGATCGATTAGAGATACTCAGCAACATATATCATGGACTTAATATTGGTGGAGGATTTGTAGTTGCAGAAAAGATTCTAGCCACAGATAGTAAGATGCAAGATATATTCACCAGCACGTACTATGATTTTAAGTCTGAAAAATTTACTGCAAAAGAAATCTTTGATAAAGAAAGAGAACTAAGGAGTATGCTAAAACCATTGCCCTTAGAAGATCTTACTAATATGTTGTATGATGTTGGATTCAAGAGTATACAGCCGTTTTGGCAAAGCTACTTGTTTGTTGGAATATTAGCAATTAAGTGAAGCACGTAAGATTTATCTAGTCTAGGAACAGCATTATTATCAGCCCATTCTTTTATGATAAGATTTACTGGATCTCCCCACTCCCAATTTAGTGGACTACTTCTGTCTCCGCTTTCATACATGAATACGTCAGCGCCATCTACTAGATGCTTGTGTATATTTGCATAGAATCGTTTGTGTAGTTCCCAACCCCAATCAATAGATCGATGTGGTTTATAAGTATTATGCTCTTTTAGTTTTTCTTGATAGTTTGCAACACCGGGTTTAGCTGTCAACCAATCGTAGTTATATTGCATGTTTAGTTCCATAGTTCTACGATGAGGTGGATTACAAATAACTAAATCAAACTGGCCAGCGTCTAGAGTTTCTACACCATCGCATTGTATGACAGTATGATAAAG